ATGAATCAATCAGCCTTAAATAAAGAACGTCTATCTGTTAAGCGAACGCCCAAGGGAGGTGTGATATTACGCTATGCCAGACGTCTAAGGGGGTATACCCAAGCTGAGTCTGCAGCAACGTATGGCATTGAAGAGCGAACGCTAAGAAGGTGGGAAAACCGAGAGTTTGATCCTAAATGGAATGATGTGATCAGCTTAGTAGAAGACGTATATCTGTTAAATATTTTAGAAGTAATTGGGAAGATCAATGATGACAACGAACATAACGATTAAGCAAGTGCGAGCTGCGCTTAAAAAGTGGGGTAATTTTTGGGTTAAACGAGAAATGGGCAGAGGGTTTAAATCTCAATCAATTTCAGACAGAACAGGACAACCGACCGGTGGATTTTCGTCAAGCGAAGCAATGAGTGTTCCTGAAGATATTGAGCTAATTACCTCTATTATTTCTCGCTTAAGGCCTGAATGTATCAAAGCGATTCGAGCGCGTTACGTGATGGTTGGCACCATGGCCGAAACATCCAAGGTGCTTGGCTTTGATTCTAAGCGCTCAGCAGAGTTTTGGTTAGTAAAAGCCGAACGCAGTTTAATGCTTGAGTTGTCACATTGAGTTAATTAATAAGAGGTCACGCTATGTCACTGATGATCACAGTTGAACAAATCAAAAAGCATGAAGGATATAAACAGTATCCTTACTACTGCACAGGGGGAAAATTGACGATCGGTTACGGTCGAAATTTAGAAGATAACGGCATTGACGAAGAGGAAGCTGAGCAGTTATTAGCACGCGATATAAAAGAAGCCAAAGCCGGTATTAAGCGACGTATAGATGTAAGCCGGTGTAATGAAGCACGCCAAGCCGTATTGGTGAATATGGCATTCAATTTGGGTGTGACGGGCTTGATGGGTTTTAAAAAAATGATTGCCAATTTAGAGCGTGGCAATTATGAACAAGCAGCGCTTGAGATGTTGCACAGCCGCTGGGCGAATCAGGTACCAGGGCGTGCCAATGAGCTAGCCAAACAAATGCTCAGTGGGGAGTGGCAATAGTGGGAATACTATCAAGCTTATTTAATCCAGCAATAAAAGATCCGATCCAAACGGTTGGGACCATTTTAGACGAGCTGTTTACCAGTGAAGAAGAAGTGTTAAAACAGCATATTCTTAAAGCTCGCTTGGTTGAACAATCTGCACAAATACAAGCAAAAATTAGCGAGCTCAGCGCATCGCATCGCAGTGTATTTGTGGCGGGAGCAAGGCCGTTTTTATTATGGGTTTGCGGGTTTGGCTTTTTATTCTCATTTGTGGTCAACCCAATATTACAGTGGCTGTGGCCAGAAATCGGCGCACCAGAATTACCGCTAGAAGTCATGTTAGAACTAACACTTGGTATGTTAGGGCTAGCAGGACTAAGAACAATTGAAAAGATTAACGGAGTCGCTAAGTGAGTCAACCGGAGCAGTGGCAAATGAAAAAGGAACTCAATTTAGCCCATATAATTACCACAGTGACATTGCTTGTTTCAGGGATTTTGTATTTGAGTGATTTAGATAAACGGATCACCACCAATACACAAGAGCTGTCACATTTAAAACAGATCAGAAACGAAGATCAAAAGCGCATTGAAAAGCGCCTTGATTCGATAGATAAAAAGCTCGATACCCTATTGAGCAGCAAAGCCAGAGCAAACTAAACGCCGTTTCGGAGTCCCGACACGCACCCAACTTCAGCCAAATAAACACGATGGTGCACAGCCATATGTGTCATGAGGAGCAGCACCTTTGAACAATGCAATTGAATTATCACGATTGGCGGTGCCAGATGTGATAGAACCTTTAAAGTACGACGACATTTATCAGCAAATGGAAGATGCCCTAATCGAGTCCTTTCCCAACTATACGGTACTCGCATCAGACCCTGCAATTAAGTTGTTAGATATTGCTGCTACGCGCGAGTTATTGCTGCGACAGCGCATTAATGATGCTGCTCGCTCAGTCATGGTTGCTTATGCAATAGGCGAAGACCTAAATCATTTAGGGGTGTTATTTGGTGTGGAGCGAGGGCATGACGAAAGTGACGAGCGTTACCGAGCACGGATCCCTTTATCTTTAGAAAGCCACAGTATGGCGGGCACGATGGGGGCGTATGAGTATCAAGCATTAGCCGCATCAGCTAATGTCAAAGATGTGCACGTTACCTCAAGTGCGCCGGGTATTGTTGATGTGTATATATTACCTGAGCAAAATGTGGATGTGAGCGAGCTGCGCGATGTGGTAAATACACATCTAAATGATGACGATGTAAGGCCATTAACTGATCTTGTTAAAGTCCATATGGTTCAACCTAAGGCCTACGACATAAACGCGCAGATCCACTTTCATGATGGGGCTGACCGAAGCGCAGTGACTGAAAAAATAAACGCTGCGCTTAATGAGTTTATTGCACAGCACTATAAGTTAGGGCAAGAAGTACCGCACTCAGGGCTGATCGACGCCTTTCATCAAGCTGGCGTGAGAAAGGTGAAGTTATTGTCTCCACAAGACGACATCACCTGTGAAGTGAATCAAGCTGCGATTGCAAGCTTGCCAACGATTACTTTTATGTAAGGTGATGTGATGAACGATGACAATAACAGCGACGAAAGCGTTAAGTTTCAGTCTTTATTACCCATGAATGGCAGTGAGCTCGAGCAATCCATTGAGCGAGCATCGAGCTTTGTGCCAAGTAAACCCATTCCAGATTACGTAGCAAAACATTGGGATCCAAAAACTTGCCCCGACAAGCTATTACCTTGGCTGGCGTGGAGTTTATCTGTTGATGAATGGGACGAACAATGGTCAACAGAAAGTAAGCGGGCTTTGATCCAAGAGTCAGTCACCATACACAAGCATAAAGGCACCGTTGGCTCAGTAAAAAGGGCGCTTGCATCACTGGGCGTAAAAGTCGATTTTTTTGAATGGTTTGAAGATGTTGATGATGTGTCTTTGGCACCGCATCACTCGGGTAAACCGAACACATTTACGTTTATTGCTTGGGCCAATGAAACCCCCTATACCAGTGCGCAAGTGGTATTAAGCCAAACGCTTTACGATGCGATTTACCGCGTAACCAATCATACCAAACCGCAAAGAGCCCATTTTGATTTTTTGGTGGGCGCTAAACTGGATTTAGGGGTGACTGTTGCAACCACATCGAGAGGCTTACAAGTTGGACGTATCAATTACGACACCGTACCGGTGAAGGCCGCCCCCACAGAAATGACCGCGGGCCTCACTGTTGTGAATAAACATCGCTATGGGCTTAAGCGTAATTATGGCAAAACCCAGGCCGTGTCGGGTGAATTATCCGCCGCACTGGGCGCAGGGCTGCACTTACATAACCAGCGCCACAGCGTGGGCCGGTTTTATATGAGTAACGGCCAAAAACTACCTGCAGGCTGCTATTACTTACAGTCTTCTTTAGCCGCTGCATTTCATTTTAGCAACCGACGCTTCAGCGTAGGTCGCTTTTACCTTCATTCATCTCAATAGAGAGGGTGTGCGTTTACTTAGTTAAGTGACGTTACATGAAGTAATGCAGCAAACTGGCACCATACAGGTAATCAAACACTAAGTAACCCCACATAACACTCTATTGTTTCTTATATCACGCAGTCTTTGATAAGAGATGATAGCAAGTGCACTACAAGCTAACGCTGGCGTCGCTTATACAAGGCTGATTGATATCAAATCAACCTAAGGAGTATGTGCAGTGAGCACAATCTTACGGCCAACAATAACAACTGCGGGTTTAGAGGCAGTTTTTAATTCAGAGAAGAATGGCTTTCAAGCCAAAATTAACAAAATAGGGCTAGGTACCGGTAATTATACGCCTCATCAAAGTCGCTCGGCATTAGGAGCAGAGGTACATCGTATTTCTGTGGCCAGCGGCGAAGACAAAGGCAATGCACAAATTCATATGAGTGTGATTGATGACACCAATCATAACTTTTGGGTCAACGAAGTTGGCTTTTATTTAGAAGACGGCACTTTGTTTGCTGTTTATTCAGATCCTGATAAACCCATTGCCTATAAATCATCAGAAGTTGACTTGCTGCTAGCGTTTGACCTTGTACTAACAGGCGTCCCAGCAGATTCAATCACGGTGATCGATCAAGGTGTTAATTTAAATATTTTAATTGCACCGGAGCTGGCCAAGTTAGGCGCAGCACAAATTGGCAACATGTACCGTCATATCAAACAAAAGTTTGAATTGATGGACGCAGGCGTTTTGAAATAATAGGAGCAGACAATGGCATTAGAACAAGATATCGCAAACTTGGTTGAATCAACCAATCAACTCACATCAGTAATTGACAATAAAGCAAAAACCATCGATGCAAAAATGGCACAGCTTGACAGCCGCGTAGCGGCCAAAGAAGCGCAAGTTGACCAATTTATTCAAGATGCAACGCCAGAAACACGCTACGAGCAAACCATCACGATTGGCGGCTCTAAAGATTATTTATATCCGGTATGGTGGCGTTTCCCTGGCAATGAAGAGGGTGTGAGCAAGTTAACAGTGAGTCGACATTACTCATGGAATAGCAATACTAAACCTCTAAACCCTACATCAGGTCACCAAGCAGGTCTTTTATTGCAGCTTGAGGGTAATGCATATTCGTGGAATGGTGATTCGAATTTCATGAATATTAAGCGCTTTTATGAAAGGTATAACAACACGGTAAGTCATGTTGATTTTCGCCTTAACTGTAAAGCCGAGAAAATCGACTTAAGTAAAGATTTTTATGGGGGGGGCGAAGATGGAACGTTAGGACCTTGGCATTGTACATATAGTGGTTTGTACTTGCGCGGAGGTGGTCTAACTTATCGCATCACCAAAAACTGGAAAGGGGATGTGGCTTTTCATGATGGTAGCGATATGGAACGACGCAATACGTATGAGAGCTCTCAAGGTAACTGGACCGTTCGTTGGTTTGTAGAGCCGATTCCATTTACTGATCGTGTTGCACCTATCGCCAATACCATTCCTTATGTGAATCACCCTTATACGCCGCCGGCACCGGCTTCAGCGTAGGGCTCATATTTAGATACCACACAGTGAAGTACCGCATAGTTAAACACTACACAGTGAAATACGCGCTATTAAAAATGGCTACTGGGTAACATAACCACCTAGTGGCCAAAAACGTAATACATAAAAATCAAAGGAAACACGATGATTTTAGAAAAACTCAACGTAGCAGGCAACGACATGGTGAATGTCCCTGCTGAAGAAAAAATCTTGCTTGACCTAGGTGTAGCACAAGCAGATGTAGCTGGGCTTATTGCCCAAGCAAAACACGCGCAATTAGAAGCGCAGTGCCAACATGCACGCAGCTTTGCCTATCAGTCGCAATCAGATGGTTTAGCGTTTGATTACCTTGCAGCCCAAGCTGAGTTTGGTGAGCAAAGTACCCAAGCCGAAGCCGCGAAAGCAGCGTGGCTTGGGGCACGTAAATCTATTAAGGCAAATTACCCAAAACCTTAAATGGTAAATAACTTTATCGTTTTATAGAGTACTAAATAAACCCACCTTTTTGGTGGGTTTTTTATGCTCGTTTACTCGAGCCATACGTAGTCGTATTACATACATTGTTTATTTAACAATAAGTGAATACAGGTTGGCTCACTATTATTATGGAGAAAATAATATGGCATTAGAACAAGACATTGCTGATCTCATAAAATCAGCCAACCAACTCACAGACACCGTTGACGGTAAAGTCCAAGACATTACCGCGCATTTAAACCAAAAAAAGCAAGAGATTGACACCAAACTCACTGCCAAAGAGCAAGCTGTAGACGCAAAAATTGCCAGCTTTCAAAAGGCACTGCCGCTTGGCCCAAACATGTTGTCAGACACCAAACATTTTGCACACATCAACGCAGGCCAACCTGAGGGTACGGCAGTTGACGTATTACAATCACATGCCGCCCCATGGAGTTGCTTTTATTACGCGGGAACTGAAGGGACAAGCACACTGACCAAGCTTAATCCAAGCATGTTGGCCCAGCACGGATTACTGCCGAATGACGAATTTAAAACCCGTGCATTAGGTGGGTATCGCTCTGAGTCAAATACATATTATGGAAGTGATTTTAAAGTTATTGTATTAGATGTAGAAATAACCAAGGGAATGACGTCGGACCCTGATAATGGTCATTTGTTTGTATTTAACCAAGGTTGTCCAACGTATACGGGCTGGAACCGAGGTGAGTTTCTAACTCAAGCAAGCTGTTGGATAAATGTATTGGAGTCAACAGGTTCTTTATATTTTGTACCCTCTTATAATCGCTCTGCTTATATCAAAGTTGATGGCAGCGATTTAAACAAAGGCTGGCAGTACAAGCGAGCAGTACAAACTGGGTGGGGCGGGTGCCATCAACCAAGATTTATTGGCCTTGGCAAAATGAAAGTGGCGATTGCATTACCGTATGTTGGGATGGGCGACCATGGCGATAACATGATCTGGGCTGACAGTGTGGGCCACCCGTATTCTCACGTTGGTCCTACTGTTGCTGAAGGAGTATAACCATGGCGATATTAAAGCAAATCTCTACGCAAACTAATTTTGCTGGTGGTATTAAAGACTTAGCCCATGGCGCACACATTGCCGAAGAAGCCGGCGTTGCCGCCGATGATTTTGAAGTGATTTTTAATACCGATGAAGTACAAACGCTACGAAGAAAAAGCTACAGCGCACAAAGCGATTATTTGTTCTTTGATTACATGGCTGCCGTCGCTGAATTTGGCGACTCGTCGGCACAAGCAAGCACAGCAAAAACGGCTTGGTTAGCACAGCGCGAAGCGGTTAAAACACAATTTCCAAAATAACTGACTTATAAAACCAACCCGTTTTATAAGCGAACTTAAACTGATCAAACACAATCAACTTTTTATTGCATACAGAGCCCGCTTTTGCGGGCTTTTTTGTATGCGCTTTTTTTAAAATGTATGGAGAAAATACACATGGCGTTAGAACAAGATATTGCCAAACTCATAGAGGCCTCAAATGACCTCACCACCATTGTAGATAATAAAATTCAAGACATAGACAGCAAAGTGCTGTCAGCCAAAAGCACCGTTGATGGCTATATAAGTCAAGTCAATAGCTACATAGACTCAGCCCGAGGAAAACAATCACATTTTCGTTTAACCAAAAACCAAGCATTGATCCCAAATGCTGATAGCACATTCCCACTTCATTGGAGTGGTGGCTTTGTAAAAAGTGCCAAAGTGGTTGAAACAGTAACGACGGGTGTAGAAGTTGATCAACGTTCAGCATTAGCCCGGGAATTTTTACAAGCGATTAGCTCTGATGCTAAGTATTTTGCAGGCAGTTTTAAAATTTGGGAGCTTGAATATTACCCTAATAGAAGAGGGGATAATATCAACACATCTGCTTACTTAATGTATCAATATTTAAGAAGGCCTACGGTGATTACAGCTGGAGCGGTTGTAAAGCATATTAAGGGAGTGGTTCCAACAGGGCACTGGTGCTCTGGCCTTGAAGCTAATCAACCGGCAAAAATATGTGGGCAACTTATTGGCCATTCTGGGCGTAACCACTACACCCATTGCCACCCATATGTTAATGGCGCAGGCAAACCAGAAACTGAAACAGGCATCATTCAGGTTGCATTACCAGCAGTGGTAACAGGTGATGTAGATCTAACTAAAAAGCAATGGGGTCAGTTTGCGTACCTCGGTGATGCTGATCAACCCGCGTATAACTAAGGAGAGAGTATAATGGCTACATTAACAGTAAACGGTCAGGTCGTTGACCATTTCTACGACTGCAACACACCACTTGACGCGACTGCGCAGCTGGTACATGAACAATATGGTGCAAGTGCGACTTTTTCGGTGGTGCTAACTGAATTTGAACAACAAGCACAAGACAAAGTGATGGCGCGTGCGAGTATCACCACGCAAGTGGCTGATACTGACTCATTGCTTGGTACAACCTCAGACACCACGCACTTACTCCTCAACGAACTCAGTGGTTTTATTAATAAGCTCAATAAAGCCACCACATTGGCAGAAGTACGCGCATCAGCTACGTCATTACAATCAGCCATTGGCCATATTGAGGCAGACGTGGCAGCGGGGTCGTTAACGTTCCCGTATCAAAGCAAGGGCCAGCAAAGCGTAATGGATGAAATATCAGCGCGCGCTACTGCGGTTAACCAAGTGCTTAGTAAGTAAACCTCAGCAATACATATTGGTGATAATGGCCGCGTATCATGTTGCCCGTAAGACCACCACAAAGGAGTGTTACGGGTAAAGTGTTTGGCCATTAACAATATGATATAGCGAGCGTTTAGTTTTACAAATTATGAGTTTAACGAATTATGAGTTTAACGAATTTTAGCGCCATCGAACTCAACCAACTTCCCACGCCAAGCCTTGTAGAGTCACTTAGCTTTGACGCCATAAGCAGTGCGATACTTGCTGACTACAAAACCCGCTTTCCAGATGCGCAGCTAAATTTTGCCAGCGATCCTGTGATAAAACTCATTGAGTGTTTTGCTTATAGAGAGTTATTAGTCAGAGCACGCATCAATGAAGGAGCAGAAGCGGTTTTATTGGCAAAAGCTACCCGCACTGAGCTGGACTATTTAGGGCAACGATTTGGTGTAAAAAGGGCGGTCAGAGAAGGATTTGCGCAGGTAAATAACGTCAATAATGTCGCGAGTGATGATCCAAGTGCGTTTGAAAGCGATGAACGTTTTCGTACTCGTATTAAACTGGCTTTAGAAGGGTTTAGCACCGCAGGACCGGTTGGGGCGTATGCGTTTCATAGTTATAAGGCGTCTTCACACATTAAAGATGTGTTTATTGAAGCGCCAGAGTTTGTGATGCAAGCGCCACCCTCAGCCATGGCTGAGCAATTACCCAGCGGGACTATGCTGCTAAAAAACACCTATAGTGCCGACTTAACCACGCCCATGCCCGGTGATGTTGCCATAACTTTATTATCTGATGAAGGGAATGGCACGCCATCAAATGCTGTTTTACAGGCGGTTGAGCAACATTTAAATCAAGATGATATTCGCCCACTCACAGACAGGGTGAATTTGCTAACACCCCACATCTTCGATTTTGAGGTCAAAGCAAAACTGCATTTATACCCGGGTTTAAATGCCGATGAAATATGCGCCGAGTCACGGGCGGCATGTCAAACGTGGCTCAATACTCATCACAAGCTTGGTCACGATATTTCACTCTCGGGGTTATATGCTGTGTTGCATAGCGCGGGGGTGCAGCGAGTAGAGTTAATTAGCCCCACAGCCGATATTGTGGTTGCACAAAATCAAGCGGCATATTGCAAGCAACTAACGGTTTCTGTAGAGGCGCAGCGCAATGTCTAATAGCGATGAACGTCCAACCAAGTTAACGCTTGCTAATAGCTCATTGCTTGAGTCGTCATTGCTTGAAGCCAGCGCACGCCTTGAAGACATACCTGTTCAGTTAAAGCATCTTTGGGACCCAAATAATTGCCCAGCACATTTCTTGCCTTGGCTTGCTCATGGTTTAAGTGTTGATGCATGGGACAGTGCGTGGCCAGAGCACATTCAGCGCCAAGTGATTGCAGCCAGCGTACCAAACCACCGGATAAAAGGAACGGTTGGGGCGCTAAAGCAATCCCTCAATGCACTCGATGCAGACTTAGAGCTGCAAGAATGGTGGCAAATTGGTGGCCCACCACACAGCGCCCGCGTATTGGCTTTGGCTAAAAACAACTTAGATGAACAGGGCGCAAGCTTTATCACCCCTAAGTTGCAAGCACAGCTGTGGCAGGCAATTGCTGCCAACAAACCTTGTAGAACGCAAATTGACTTTCATATTGGCAATATTCAGCAAAATAACGTGTACTTGGCGGCCGCAGGGCAAAGCACCACGCTAAAAACCAATCACCTCGCGCAAAGTGTTGATGGCGAGTTTGATACCCGTGATGTCACGTTACAAAGCGTTGCCAGCACTTATGAAATAGGCACAGGGCGGTTAGCGCAAAATGCCGATGACCAATTCGATTTAAGTCATATCACAGTACAAGGTGCAGCCAGTAACTATGAAATAGGCACTGAGCAGTTACAGCAAAATGCCGATGACCAATTCGATTTAAGTCATATCACAGTACAAAGTGCAGCCAGCAATTATGCAATAGGCATGGAGCAGTTGCAGCAACATGCTGATGGGGATTTTGCGCTTTGCCAAACTTATGTTGCTAACACCACACACACCACCACATTTCAAACTTCATACATGGAAATTCTATGAATACTTATCAACCTATAATTACGCAAGCTGGCTTAAATAAAGCGGTGAATGCGAAGGAAAAGGGCTTGAGCGTACACCTCAGCCATATCGCGATTGGCGATAGGGGGTACACGCCAAACAAAAACGACACCGCCTTGAGAAATGAAAAGGCCATAGTAGAGACGGGTGACGCCACCGACTACAACAATGGTCAGTTTCGCGTGTCGGGTAAATTCACCAGCGACACCGAGTATGCAGTACGAGAGGTCGGCTTTTTCTTATCTGACGGCACCTTATTTGCCCTTTGGTCACATCCTGAAAATGTCCTTTTTTACCTCACCCCGATGGCAACGGTTGTGCAGGGGTTTGACTTATTACTCAGTGCCGCGCCACACGACGCCATTACCGTCACCCACAATGGCGACTTAAAAATGTATTACGACGACGTGTTTATGCAAATGACCCAAGTACAAACTGAAATGCTGACTGCACAAACGCAAACCAACACCAATATCGTCAATCTTTATCAACAATTAGCCGAAAAAGGACTTTTATAATGAGCACCATCGAGTCACAAATTCAAAAACTCAATGACACAAATGCCGAGTTAGCTAGAGTAAATAATGAACTAACCAGCGCAGTTCGTACCCACACGAACGATATTAACAATGAAGTAGCAGCGGCAAAAAATACCATGGCAGCAGCCACAGCCAGTGCGATCACCGAAGTAAAAGCCGATGCCAACGCCGTGAATGATGAAATTAAAGCACGCATGGACGACGCGGTAGTCCCTTGGCTGCCAGCCATGACCAAAGTACAGTTTGATGCATTACGCGCTGATCGTAAACAGCAATATGCTGGGAGTGGGTTTGTTGAGTGGGGGAAGCATTATCGACGAACTGGTTATCCGTCGGCCCCGATAAACAGTGGCTTATTTTCAGTTACTACTGTTGGTTATGAAAATACTCTCTCGCTCGGCTCAAATAACGATGTTTATTTTGGGGGAGACTCAAAATCGCGGTCGGCGAAAGTAATACTTGATGGTATACATTTGAAGTTGAATCAGAAAATAAATAATAGTTATGGTTCTGCAATCTTAATACAAATGCCTCAAGCCCCCGACGGCACCAAAACCTATGACACTGCTACTGGCTCAGTAACAAAACACACCAATGCTGAAGTCGCATTCGCCGCTGAAACGGCCACCAATAAAGTGATTACTTCACGCAAAGACTTGGTGTTTTTAGAGTCATGGCATGAAAAAATTGCCGACAAAGACGTGGTTTACCCATTGGGCAACGTGCAATACGGTGCAAGCAGCTATGAAGGCGTGACGCTATCCAATAACTTAGTGGCACAAGGCTATTCCGCCTTTGGTGAATGGGACGAAAACACTAAAGGCTATGGTGCAAAATGGTCGTCATTAACCGACGCACAAAAAGCGCGATTTTTAAGTGAGCCTGAGCATAATATTTATTATGATGCCGAAGCCAAAATGTATATTCAAGTGCGTTATCGCATAAGGGTTATTGAAGGATTTGGCGATGATTGGGTTGAATCAATAACACCCACAAATAATAATTACTTTCGATATAATAAATATCACCAAAGTGGATATGTCAGCCCTCAAGGTGTTGGTACCATAGCAAAAGATTTTAATCTATCTTACCCTGTATTTACATCTGCAAATAGAGTTGATGCGGCTCTAAAACATGATGATTATCTATACGGGGCCGCCGTCTCAGGTAATAAGCCTGCTGAAGTAATCGCATACGAAGGCTTATGTTTTGCTTTGCCAATAGCTCTAGTCCAGCGCATGAACCAAGGCGCTTATCATCCAGTTTATAATCCAATGGGAACAAGAAGGTGGAATACAACGGGAGTGTGGGCTAACTATGAGTGGTATCATCCGAGAGTTTTGGCAGCTACTAACACTGCGGCATGTTTCCAAATAACAATGGGTAACCCAGCAAATAATGACGATAACGGAGCGTTTATCAATTCTGGTTACATTAATTCAAGCCATGCTTCAGGCCGCCCCGACCAGTACAAATTCTACGATGCCATCTACGCAGGACAGGTAGAGGACTTGCGCCTCAATGCCAATAAGCTTGATGTAGATAAACTCCGTGAAGATACAATGCGTAAGGCGGTTGAGGGCACTTTGCGTGGGAAAGGAAAAGTGTCTTTTACTCGTGTGGGCACTGGCGTTGTTGAAGAATATACTGATTTAGGCGACGGATATTCAAGAGTGTATCTTAATCATGTTTCAGGAATTGATGCTAGAACGGAGCTAGGAACTACGACAAATAGAACCCCCCAATATAATGTGTATATCAAAAGCGAAACAACAGGGTTTGTCACAAAAGAGGCGGTCTATGTTAACTTTGCGGGAGCCGCAGCATATATTTATTTTGCCAACCCTTATGCTAATGACTTTGCAACAGGCGACTCCGTTAGGATAGTGGATAGCGAGGGTTCTCTTTCGCCTGAATTCGACTCACTCCCTTGGGTTGATATTATCGGAGACCCAGAACGTATTGCTGCCACATTCCCAGATGGAGTAGTTGGGCAGTGGGTCCCTCAATTACCAAGTGATGAAACTGATCAGTTATTTAAAGCAAATAGGAAGTATTTATCTCATCCAGCTGTTAACGCATTGCGTACAATGGATAATGGTGAGACATGGCAGGCTATAACCTCTGCGGTAAATGAAAAAAATCAGGTTAAAGATACATGGAATACACAAAGTGTTGGTTTGGTTCATTATGAATCGCCAAGTCATTTTACTAATCTAGCTGACAACGGGCAAATAGTTGGAACGACTGGTAATGTTTATCAGGGCAATTTTCATCACATTGACCGAGGTAATCGTTTAAACTCAAGTGTAAGCGGCGTTATCGCAAAACAGGGGAGTACGCATAAAGGCGTTGGCTTTTTAAGCACTAACAGTTTTACCTACGAATCGTGGTCTATCGCCCCACGTAAACTAACAATGGCAGCCCAGCCTGAACATCAGCCAGTTGATCTTGCTTCAGGCAATGAAAGCGGTGGTATGAAAGCACTCCCTACAATCACTGAAAAAAATGGTTTGTATTACCTACAATTCCACGGCGCTGAGTTAAAACACCATAAACCCACGTTTACTGATGTAGACCCAAATGCAAATACCAACTACATCGAAGGGGATTTTTATTGCCTAACAAATTATGGTGCTAAAGGTTATTACGTGTGTGAAGTAACGAAGAAATTCGCGTTTTATAGTGATACAGACTACATCCAAATGGAGAGCGGAGACGTTGTTTACGGGCCGACAAACCAAGTTGTATTGCGTAAATTAAATACCGCAGATGGCAGCAGTTGGGGCGACGACCAAACCATCCCCATCGTTAACGGTGAAGATGTAAAAACTGATCTCAATGGCAATACCGTTAAAGTCTTCTGCCACCACAGCCAAATCCCACTTGGCATTGCCCATAACGACTAAGGAAAGACCATGACTCAAGAACAAATAAATGAACAAGCAGGCACTCAATCAAGTGCTCAGTCAAGCACTGAACTTGAAGCGCTGGTGGCTGGCACTCCAGAGCATACGGCGACGGACCATGCCGCAGAAGTGGCTGTAGCAGAAACGGCTCATGAAGTGACAGTTTATGAAATAACGTATCAAGATGTGCAAACTAAAATGGCATTGCGTCATCCGCGTGCGCAAATTGATACGCTATTACAACAAGCTATTGCGCAAGAGCAAGCCAATTATGACGCTGCACACGCACAGTGGCTGGTGGAGGTAGCGCAAACACAAGCATTGATTGATACGGCTATGGCACATAATGCAACTAACCCGGATGAACCACAGGTCGTGCCTGAGCTGCCAAGTGAGCCTGCAATTGATATGGCGCTGCGCCGAGCATGTTATAAGCAAAGCTTTGTTGACGTTGATTTAGCACTCACCACTGAAGCAGAGCCCGCTAAAGTAGTGTTTGATGATGATGCGCTTATTACGTATCACCACCCCGCAACTGAGGCGCACAGTGCTGAACACATTGAACAAGTCACACGCGCGCGCTTTAAAGCCCAGCGCGCCATTGATGTTGCGGCCATTACCGTTGAGGTAGAAGGGCTGGTATTTGATGGCGATGAAACAGCACAAACGCGTATGGCTCGTGCTGCGGTTGTTATGGATGATACTGAAAGCGTCTCTTGGGTATTGGCTGACAATAGCCAAACCCTTGTGAATAAAGCGCAACTGGTCGCTGCATGCAAAGCCGCTGGCCTTGAACAAACTCGGTTGTGGATGAGTGAGGGCTAAATACCTAAATTACTAGCTAATTAAATAAATAGCTAAATAACCAAGTCAATCATGTATGGCCTACTACAAATCCGGTAGGTCATACACTGTGTTATTTACAGGGTCGTATTACAAGCTCCTCGCATAATACTGGCTCTGTTACTGAGGAACAGCCAAATAAACTATGGTTTTAACCGCTCACCGCTGTGTGGATCCTGAAATGAATTCAGGAAGACAAAGTGCTTATCTAATACATCTAATATGTATTAGCTGTATTAGCTCAGACTAGATCTTATCTAAAATATCTAACGCTTTTTAGTCATTAAGCTCTTTTTAGCCATTAAGTTCTCTTTGCCAAGCGTTAAAGAGGCACTGTGCTTATTTTTATGTTGTTCAATCAGCTATGAGCTGTTTTTACTACCTGCTAGCCAACTCACTAATTTTCTTCTTTTTAAAGCCCATCCTTTAAAGCCATTCCTAGAAACCTTCTTTAGCAACACTCCCTTCAAAATCATATTACTTTAAATAATGCCTTTAAAAACCTCGCTGATTTTCTCGTTGACACACAAAATATTTTTAAAAAAACTATTTTCAAATAAAGGCTTCTCAAACGCTGTTTTCTCTAACAAGTTCTTTTTAAATAAAGCTTTTTTTAACAAAGCTTTCTCTAGCAGAATCCATGCACATCATGATTTTTTTACCGTTGGATCATTACTGTTAATGGCGTTTGTCAGTGCTTTTTTGTTTAATTTTACTCATTCCATCGCAAATACGTTTGCGAACCACTGCGCTCATTCCGTCATTCAGTGTAATGATGCTAGCTATTTTCACCCGCCTAAAGATGTATCTGTCGCGCATACTAGATATGAACATACCCTCAGTTTAAATACCCTGTCAGTAAAAAAGCATCGAGTGCAAGATATTGCATTAGATTCTGTTACTTTTGTAAAAGGCTCCTTCTTAAAAGGCACGTTAGCAACCATTGCCTCAAAGGCGGAAAAGTTAGAACTAATTGTTTCATCAATGCGCGGTGCGGAGCCTGAATTGTTCAAGTTACCATTCATACTGTTTTACACGGGAAGTTGCTATACGCCTCAAAACTAA